GGCAAGGCGCTCCAGGTCTACGAAGACTTCGAGAGCGAGCGCCTGCATGTCTTCCACAAGCTGCACGAGCAGTTCGCCATCGACGTGGCCAAGCTCTTCATCGCCGAGGCCGAGCGCATGCTCGCCGCCGACATCGACGTGAAGGTGGCCCGCCCGACCAAGAGCACCCTTGAGGAGCTTTCCTGGTCCGAGGTCCGCATGGACCAGCGCGAGTACCGCCTGCGCATGTACCCCATCTCGAACCTAAGCCGGCAGCCGTCCGCCAAGTTCGAGCAAATCCTCTCGATGGCCCAGTTCGGCCTCGCCGACAAGCCCACCCTGCGTCGCCTGCTCGACATGCCCGACATCGACGCCGAGGAAGACCTCGCGAACGCCCCGCGCGACGCCGTGGACATGCAGCTCTACGAGATGGTCGAGTCTCGCCGCTACACGTCTCCGTCGCAGTACATCGACCCGATGATGGCCCAGGAGCGCGCCAAGCTCTTCCTGGCCAAGTGCATGGTCGACAAGGTTCCGCAGAAGAAGCTGGAGCTTATCCAGCAGTACATCGAAGAGTGCGCGGCAATCATCGCCGCTATGCAGGCCCCGGAGCAGGCGGCTCCAGGTCCGCAAGCGCCTCCCACTGGTGAGCAGACCGGTGAGATGGCTCAGGGTGCCGCCCCAATGGCCGGGGAGGGCGCTGCTCCGCCCAACCCTGCCTCTATGGGAGTGTTGCAATGAGCGATTTCACCGGTTCTGAGGCTGTGGATACGGGTTCCGAGGGCTCTTCGGGCGTCTCGCACGACGACCTCGTTGCTGCCGCGCGTGCGGCCATGCACGGCGACGCTGGCTCCGTGACGAAGGCTGCGTCGGACGACATCGCCGAGGCTCACCTTGGGGCTTCTGAGGCCGAGGAACAGCCTTCTCGTGCCTCCAAGGCGGCTCCGCAGGCTGCTGACGACGACATCGACCCGCGCGAGGTCATCCGTAGCCGCATGGAGAAGGCCCGTGCGGCCAAGCAAGCCAAGGCCGAGGCTCGTCGCCAGGCCGAGATGGCCGAAAAGCTGCGCGAGTACGAGCAGATGCGCTCGGTTGAGGCCCCGAAGGCGTCGTCTTTCGACGTGGACAGCTTCAAGAGCAAGCTGAAGACCTCTCCGCTGACGGCTTTGCAGGAGCTTGGCATCAACCTGGACGAGTTTACGCAGGCTGCGCTGGAGGAGAACACTCCGCAGTCGAAGATGCTCGCCCAGATGCAGGCTCTTCAGGCCAAGATCGACGCTTTCGAGAACCAGCAGAAGGAAGCGCAGGAGAATGCGCGCCGGCAGGCTGAGGAAGCGGAGACTTTGCGCGAGCAGCAAGAGTTTTGCTCGATGATCACGACCGAGGACTATCCGTCGCTCTACGAATGGTTCTCCGACGACCCATACGCGCTCATTCGTGAGGCTGAGGGCGTTGCACGCGACTTCCTCGCTCGTGGTGGCGACCCTGACGAGATTCAGGACGAGGACATCGCGTGGTTCCTTGAGCAGAAGTACTCCAAGAAGCTCGGCAGCATCAAGGGCAAGAGCGCGGCCAAGGCGGCTGCCCAGCCCGCGCCGGCTACAAGCAGGCCCCGGTCGCCGTCTCAGGCTTCTGCATCCGAGACACGGCTCGGGGGTCCGAAAAACCTCTACGATCTTAGCCGTGAGGAGCAGACGGCTATGCTCGTGGAAGTGGCCCGTCAAGAGATGCAGAAGTCAGCTAACTAAGGAAAAACAATGCCTATCTCCAGCAACGTCACCGCCGTCGAGCAAGTCCTCAAGCTCCTCTACAAGAAGGGCGTCCCCAACCTCTCGTACAACAAGCAGGCTCTTCTCTCGAAGATCCCGGTTGTCTCCGACTTCACGGGCGAGAAGAAGGTGCTCGCGCTCCAGACCACCAACCCGCAGGGCTTCGGTGCGGACTTCACCCGTGCCTACGCGCACCGCGACTCGGCTGAGTCCTATCGCCGCTTCGAGCTGTTCCGCGTCCAACACTACGGCTTCGCGCAGGTGGCTGGCGAGGTCATGCGCACGGCGGTCGACCCCGGCTCGCTCGTGAACGTGTGGCGCAACCGCACCGAGAGCGTCGTCCGCGGCATGCAGAACAGCGCTGGCCGTCTCATCTACGGCTCGGGTACGGGCCGCATCGGCGCCGTCAGCGCGCTCGGCACCACGTCGACCACCGTGACCCTCTCGAACTCCGCCGACGTGGCGAACTTCGAGGCCGGCATGTACATCACGATGTACACGTCGGAGTCGTTCGCGGCGCAGTACGTTGACTTCAGCGGCGGCGCTCCGACGAACGTGTTCAGCCCGGCGAACATGGTTCGCAAGATCGACGCGGTTAACCGCGACCTTGCGACGGGCGCGGCGACGCTCACGCTCGACACGGCTGCCACTTGGCCGGCTGGCGCCATCATCGTCCGTGACGGCGACGGCATCGTCCCGAACGGCCTTGCGACGAGTGGCTACGACACCAACGCGCGGTCTCCTGCTGGCATCAAGCAGTGGATTGCGGGCAGCCTCATCGGCTCGCAGCCGTTTGGTAACACGCTCTTCGGTCTCGACCGTTCGAGCGACAAGGTTCGCCTCGGCGGCTCTGTCATCAACGCGGCTGGCAAGAACATGGTCGAGGCCCTTCAGGATCTCGAATCCAACATCCTCTTCCAGGGCATGGGCTACCCGACCGCGATTGCGGCCAACACGCTCGACATCGCGACCCTCAAGAAGTCGGCGCTCTCGGATGTTATCCGCATCCCGGCGCAGGATCCGAAGCAGAACCTCAACTACCAGTCGGTCGTGTTCCTCGGCCAGAACGGCGCCATCCCGTTCATCGAAGACCCGTTCTGCCCGCGTGGCGAGGCGTACATGCTCAACCTCCCGTCGTGGAGCATCAGCACGGCGCCGGGCGGCATGTTCCAGCTCGTCGACTGGGACGGTGTGAACTTCCTCCGTCTCATGGACTCGGACGACTACCAGGCTCGCTTCGCGTCGTACTACCAGATCGGCTGCGACAACCCCGGCTCCAACGGCTACCTCTACGGTTGGGGCGCCTGAGTAGCCACTCCATAGGAGAAAGCCATGCAAGGCACTGCACTCCGGTCCCAACTGCGGACCAATGTCCCTGGCTTCACGTCGACTGTGGGTACGCTCACGGTCGACGGAAGCGGAGTTCCCGCTGTCGGCGTCGGGAAGAACTTCACGGTCGGCCGTGGCGTTCTCTCGGTCACGCTTGGCAGCAGCCCCGTCATTGTCGGTGGCGTTACCGGGACGTACACGAACGTCCCGATCACGACGGCGAGTGGCACCGATGGGTTCTGCTCGCTGACGCTTACCAGTACGGCCGTTACGGCCGTTACGGTCACGGCACCGGGCACGAACTACACCGCTGCTGCGACGATGAACGTGGCGGTCGGCTCGCTCTTCTGGACCTCTGGGTCCATCTCGGGCACGTCTGGTCTGACGAACGGGACGTACTTTGTTCCGATCAACAGCACGAGTGGCCAGGGTATGATTGCGCGTGTCGTGGTGGCGGGTAACGTCATCTCGACCGTCACGGTCAATCCGGCGACGACGGCTGGTACGGCTGTAGGCTCGAACTACGGTACGAGCGTCATCACCTACAACCTTCCGGCGAACGCGCTCTACTCGGGCTCTCCGGCCATCACGAGCGCGTTTACGCTGACCCCGAACCCGGTCATTACTGGTGGGACTCTCACGACCGTCGTCACCGGTAACTTCTCGGTTATCTACGCAGGCCGCGTGTTCTCGACGGTGGCTGGCGTGGCGACGCCAATCGTTCGTCCCGGCAACACCTTCTTCACCGTTGGCTACCGTTTTGGCGGGCAGACCTACGCGAACTTCACCACCCTTACGACAGCGCTTGCTTCGGCAACTCCGTCTAGCGGTGACGGCTTCGCGTTCCAGATCATCTCGACCGATACCGAGGTAACGGTCTGATGAAGGGCAAAGGGCTGCTCATCGCCATGCTCGGCAAGGGCAAGGGCGGCGGTATGGACGAGGAGGAAGGCCCCTCCTCGTCCAAGATGGAGTCGGACGGCCCTTCGCCTGAGAAGGTGAAGCTCTTCCGCAAGATGCGGAAGGCGTTCGAGTCCGGCGACGACGAGTCCGGCGCCATGGCATTCGAGGCGCTTGCCTCGATGTGTGGCGACGACTACGAAGACGAATGATCGGATAGGAGTTCACCATGTCTCGCACGAGAACGCTCTCTCAGCTTCGCACTGAGGTCCGCCAACGCGCGGATATGGTGAACTCCGACTTCGTGACCAATCAAGAGGTCGACCGCTGCATCAACCAGTCATGGGCGCAGCTTTACGACCGGCTTCTCGCTACGGGCGAGGACTACTACATCAAGTACGTCGACATCCCTCCGCAGGGGAGCACGTCCACCGTCAACTCGGCTGCGACGCTCTTGTCGGTGGGCATGTCGACGTTCTCGCTTGCCCCCGTTGAGATTGCTGGGAACGGATGGAGCATCGCGCCTGGAGGCGTTGTCGCCTTTAGCCTGTCGAACGGGTACTTGCAGGGATACCTCGACTTCTCATTCCCTATCAATGTCGCAAGCAAGTTCGACTATGACGGCACTTACATCGTACTCGCCAACTCCAATAACGCGAGTATTGTAGGCGTCAACCCGGTGCTCCCGACGCCAACGGTTGCGTTCCAGACGACCTCATGGTCCCCTTCTCTTTCCATTAACGAGAGCATTGGCAGCGACAGCGGGGTGCTGTACGACACAGCGACCGGCGAGTACCTGACGCTGATTCAGGACCAGACCGCGCAGACGTGTCGCGTGGTCCGATTCACCATCGTTGGCACGGTCGCGACGGTGCAGGCTACGACCGCTCCGATGTCGTTCACATCGCCCACGGACCTGCCGTCTCTTCTGTATGTGCGGCCTGGCTTCGTCGCTGTGGCGGTCGATGGCGTGTTCTATGAGATGAACACGACGACGCTGGCGACAACCACGACGATTTCTGGCATCGCGCCAGCGGTGAGCGCAGGCGTCTATGACGCGACGACGCAGCGCGCATTGGTTTCGGCGGACGTGTCCAGTCCGACCAAATACTACGCTCTGGACGTGGCTGGCTCGTCCCTCATCGGCACGCTTGACGCCGCGATTACGGCTGTAGCGGGCAGCGTCGGCACGAGCATCCCTACGCGCACGCCCGATGGCAATTGGCTCGTGTCCAATCTCCAGGGCCTTACCATCGCGGGAGCCCCAGCCGTCGTACAGGTCGACCCTGCGACGCTCGCGTGCTCCGTTGTGGCAAGCGTGCCGTCATCCAACGGAGTCTGGGCTTACAAGGCGTCCACTGGTGTACTGTTCGCCATGCGTATGACCTCGCCGTTGCTCGGCCTGGACGACGCTGCAATCTACGCCTTTGCTCCGAACACCATCACGTCGACCGACTTTTCGGACTTCCAAGACTTCACGTCGTCGAACGGGCAGCCTGCGACGGATGTCTACCAAGTTCGAGGCGTCGACGCGGTGTACTCGGGGAACAGCGTCGTCAACCTCCCAAGGTTCAACTGGGAGGAGCGCAACATCTACAACGCTACCCCAGCGCTCACGCCGTACTTCCCCATCGTCGCATACCGCGTGATTCAGAACCCGATCACCGGGAACGATTGCATCGAGTTTATCCCGTCCACGTCAAGTGGCGTGAGCTACTACCGAGTCTGGTACTACCCGAACCCGAAGGTGCTCACGCAGGACACCGACACGATTGACGGTCGCTCTGGATGGGAAGAGTGGGTCGTCATCGACGCGGCCATGAAGCTGCTCGCCAAGGAAGAGAGCGACACGTCTCAGCTTGAGCGCGAGGCGCAGCGTGTGTGGGCGAGGATTATGAACGTTGTCGAGAACCGTGATGCGGGCCAGGGGAAGCGCATTACGGACGTGTCCTTTAACTCGGGCATGTGGCCGTACTCGTCCAGCTACCCTCGCCGCTACTAGGAGGCTCTGATGCCGAAGCAGGACAAGCCATCTCAGTTCCTTGTCCGTGACGCAGGCGACCCTCTTGCCAACGCGATGCAGGAGTCGCTTGCACAAGTCACGAAGAGCCTGCGGCAGCAGCCTCCGCCCAAGCAGCTCGTGAGCAGCATCACGAAGCAGATGCCCGACCAGGGAGTAACCTTCCGGCCCGGCCAGATCGTTGACATCCCGCACGGCCTCGGGCGCAACGCGGCTGGCTTCAACATCGCCAAGGTCGTGACCGACACGCCGCGCGCAAGCAGTGCCCCGTTTGCCGCTCCCAACCTGCAAGTGGTTGAAGTCCCCGGCGCACTCGGGCAAAAGATCATGCGTCTGCGCCTCATCCCGCCAAAGGATGACAACGGCAACGACATCCCGATTGACCCGGTGAAACTGAACCTGGAGATTTTCTGATGCCGACTCGTGACCAAGTGCTCCAGGTTCCATTCGTCGGCGGCATCGACGAGTACACGGACCCGGACCAGCTTCAGCCTCCGTCCATGGCGGCGCTGACGAACTGCGTCGTGCGCAAGACTGGGCGCATCGAGAAACGCGAGGGCTTCCAATACTTGCAGAAGGTCGGTGTGCCCGACACGCCTGCCGACACGTTCGCCGGTACCGCCATCTCTGAGAAGATGGAGGCGCTTGGCGCGTACAGCGGAAGTGACGGCTCGAAGCTCTTGCTCGCCGCTGACTCAAAGCTCTACGAGTACGTCGGGCTCGACGCGAACCACGGCTACCGCGAGGTGAACCGCCTTCCGTCCTGCTACGGCACGCTGCATCCGGTCGATGCGACGGGGGGTGAGATCATCGAGGTTGAGTCGATGCTCAACGATGCTGGCACGCTGCGATGCACGGTATGGGTGCTCGGCGTGCGCAACGGTCAGGACATGACCAACGACACGGCGATTTCAGAACAACCGCCGGGTACGTACGGTGTGTATGCAGCCGTTCAGCGAGTTTCGGATTCGTCTTTCGTTGTCGCGCCAACAAGGCTTCTCGATAGCAATGGGTTTGATACCGTTCAGTGCTGCGACCTGCGCATGGCGAAGGCGCATGCGACCACATCGGGAAGGCGCGACTGGGTTGTCGCGTTCCGTCTTGGGTATGAGCATGTCGAGGCGCTCTGCATCGACATGCTCAATGGTCACTTTCATCCAACGAACAGGCTTGTCTCGCCACCGTCATGGAGCAATCTCAAGACGCATCGCTCGTTCGACATTACTGGCACGCCGCAGCATAGGCGCGTCGTGCTTGCATACTGCCAGAGTAACACGACAACTGCGTCTTCTGACGTAGAGATCGTCAGCTACTCTGTTAATGGCACAGGTACGTTCTCCGTATCGTCGTCGTTGTCAAATTTGATTACATCAATTGGAGCAATTGCTTCAGCTGGCGGAAGAACGTGGTCGAACTTTGCCGCGCGCGGAGTCGTGTTCGAGGCGGAACCATCGTCGTCGGCTAACATTGCGGTGTCGATTCGCCTGCTTTACTGGACATCTGGCGTGTCGCCGATTGTCGATAGCAAGATGGTGCTCACGCGTATTGGCGTGTCGAACAACTCGACGACTTGCACCGTCGGCCTCTGGGCGTGGCTGCATCGAATCGGGTTCCAGACGAATGAGGCGTTCACCGATTCCATCAGCGCTGTCGGTAGCCGTCGTGTGTGCGATGGCGCCAACGCCACGTTCACCGCTAAGCAAAACGTCTCGCCTCAGACGTTTGGAATCATCAGCGGTGTGTTTAGCGACGGAAGCGTGCAGGCGTATCGTGCGCTGTGCGCACCAGACGGAGTAACATGGACGATCAACGCTCCATACGCGCCGACTGAAAACCCACTCATCTCGGCGTCCAACAAGTACCCGATCGTCGCGCACACCTACCTCAACAACCTGTCAGCCAGCATCCGCTCGCCTTCGTTCGGTACGTCGCCGAATCTCGGGCAGGTGGCGATCTACCAAACATCGATCACGAGCATCGCCGTTGGTGGTGCCCCGTCGGTGTTCGCCGCGCTTGCGAACACCGTGCAGCACGTTCGCTTCAACATCGGTGCGAACCTCGGTGTTGCGTACGGCGTCGTGGCGTTCAATGCGACGGGTACTCCAGTGGAGGTCGCGCTGTATGATGGCGTCAACGGGTACGTTGTCGCTGGCGTTCCCGCGCTCTACAATCCAGACAACTTCGACGTAGGCTCGACCTACCTTGGCCCGTGGGGAACGAACTACGTCATCGCGGCACCGACTACGACGTTCGTCATGCGTGATGACCTGAACACGCCGGGGGCGTCTCCATATCCAGCGACGACGAACGTCGGCACAGACAGGCCGAGCGTCCTTGGGCAGATCCAGCAGGTGAACTTTGACCTGCTAACCAGCCCGGAGATGTGCGTCCATCGTTGGGACGTATTCAACGCAAGCTCTGGAACCATTCTGGCGTTGTCGTCTACGTCTGCGGGGCTGTTCAACAGTCCGAACGGCGACGGTCCGCTTGGTTACGCAAGTCCGTTTGCGGAGAACAACTTCTTTGAGGTATACGAGTGGAACGGGACGTTTGGTCAAAACCTAAACAGTTACACCGGCACCAGCACTCAGTCACTGTGGACAGCTCTCGGGGGACCGTGGAGGCTTATCGGCGGTGTCGTCAAGTTGGCGACAAATAGATACGCATGTCTGCTGTCTCCATCTGGTGATGATTTTCAGCGAAGCGCGTTTCTTGTGTCATTTGGTCGTCCAGATACACTTGCGAGCGTCGAGCAGGTCGGGAAGCTGGCCATCGACGTGATCAGCGCGGAAGACTACAAGTATGTAGGCAACATTGGACTCTTCGTCGAGTCGATGAACATGGCTCGCGTGGCCGCAGTGCCTCTCAACTGCCCAAGGTTCAGCTCGCTCGTACCTTTCTCGAATGAGATTGAGACGCTTTCCGTTGGGGCCATCAGGCAAGGGCAGAACGTTAGTGGAAGCGAGGTCTTTGCTCTCGACTACTCATTCCTAGCTCGCAAGTGGCGCGTCATGCGTCAGTGGGGCGACTACACCGTGCTCAACGGAGGCATCGTCAGTGCCTTCGATGGCTCCTCATGCAACGAGGCCACGATGCTGCTCTGGCCGCAGCGTGACCTGACGAGCATCGCGTACGACAGGCAGGCGTTGAAGCTGTATTCGCTCAACGGGTTCAGCCGTCGAGATTACGCATACGATGGCATCGACAAGCCGGTGAGTGGAGAGTGGCCTCCGTTCCTCAATACGATCACTCGGCCATGGATGGCATACGAGGCCGGATTCAGGCTAGTTGATGGATCTGGGTATGGCGTCATGTATACCCGATGGGGCGGTGACGCATCGAAGGACTACCAGACCGTATATAGTGACCCTCGTCTTCTTCAGGTGTCTGACAAGAGCCGACCAAACACTGGGTCTGGATCTCAGTCGCTTACGCCGCAGCACTACTACGGTCGATACCAAAGCGGTTCGCAGGCGTTCAATATCCGACTCCAGGTCAAGAGCCCGATGGTGTACATCTGGGCTCCTCGCGCGACGCTTACCAATGTAGAGCCTACGCCTGGATCGCCAGTGACAGATGCCACGATTAAGGCGAACTCGCTGTACACGCCTCTCGTGGCAAGTGGAGACTTCCTTGCTCGCTGGTGCTACGAAGCTGTCGATGGAACAGGGCGAGTGGTGCGCAGTGCTCCAAGTGCAGCGTCGTCATTCAGCGTGTTTTCATACATCGAGGCAGATGTAAAGGGTGCACCGTTTGGTGCACTGACAGACATCGAGGCTGGTGGTGCCATTCGAGAATACCGTTACGGATTCTTCGCGCCAAGACTTGAGCTTACGAATAGGCTCAGAACGGCAAGCAGTGATTCGAAGCGCGTCGTGCTTCAGCCGTACTTCACCGCGGAGCCATTCGCGACGGTGTTTTACAGGGCTCCGTTCTCTAGCTTCATGGAAGAGTACAGCCAGTCGTTCATTGTTCCGCGCAATGCGACGCGTGGCGTTGTTCCGTTTAGCGGGACTCCTGCGGTGTCCGGATCTCAGCTCGGTATTGTAACCAACAACTACAAGTGCTTTGACGGTCCACAGGGCGACTATAACGGGCTTCTGTCGCAGCCGGTGCTCTACACCGTTGGAGGCGGCCTCGACAACGTGGCGCCCCCTTCTGCGCTCTGCATGACTGTGCACCAGAACCGACTCGTGCTCGGCGGAGCGGACGATGCGACGGTGGTCTGGTTCAGCAAGGAGCTGTCGCCGACCGATGCGCCTGGCTTCAACGACGCGCTGACCATCCAGATCGAGGACGGTGGCCCGGTGACGGGGCTCGCGAGCATGGAGAGCCTGCTCGTTGTCTTCAAGCGTGGCATGACGTTCATCGTGCCCGGCGACATGCCGGATGACACGGGCGGTGCTGTCAACCGTGGCTACGTCTCGAACACGCTCGGCACGCCCGTCCGAATGCCGCATGGCATTGGCTGCATCGATCACCGTGCAGTCGTCGAGACGCCGGTTGGCGTGTTCTTCCAGAGCCAACGCACCATCGAGCTTCTGTCGCGCGACATGAGCATCACGCCCATTGGCCTGAAGCTCGACGACACGCTGACCTCGTACCCTGAGGTTACGGCAGCCGTTCACAACGCGAAGGATACCGAGGTCTGGTTCTCACTCCGTAACCCGACGACCAAGGCCATCATCTTCGCGGTCTACAACTACACGACGGACGTATGGTCGAAGCACACGGTTAGCCTCGACTCGTTTCAGCCGGTCACGTTCCCGATGACCATCATGGACAACATCGTCTACTTCGCGACCAACTGGAACGATCCGAATGGGATGCTGCCACTCCAGACCGTGGTCTACAAGCAGACCGACGACAAGTTCTTCGACGTATCGCCGAGCGGGCGCAGATACGTCAGCATGGCCTGGCAGACGGCGCCTATCGCGCTGAACCAAGTGCAGGGCTATCAACGCATGAAGCGCATCCGGGTCTTCGGCAGCCCCATCCCCACGCTCTCGACGGGCGCTACGCAGACCCGCGACCCGCATGGCGCGTCTTTCACGCTCCAGACCGACTACGCAACAGGAGGGCCGAACCTCGGCACGCAGTCGGCGGCCTGGACCGAGGCCGAGGCTACAGCCGTTTACGCAAGCCAGGGCCGTGAGGTGTACGAAGTTCATGTGGCTCAGCAAAAGGGCCAGAAGCTCACGCTTTCGTACGCCGAAACGGCTCCTGCGAACGTCAGCGCGCTCACGCACGGCTACGGAACGGCATTCTCGAACATGTCGTTCGTTGTCGGCTTGAAGACCGGTCTCGACAAGCGTATTACCTCTGGGGCCAAGCATTAGGAGTAGTCATGGCTATCGACCCACTGTCTATCGCGACCGCAGCGGGAATCTCCGCGCTTTCGCCGGTTGTCGCCAAGGGCATCGGCTCCCTGTTTGGCCTGGACGAGCCCAGCGAGGAGGAGCAGCGCGCTTCACGGCTTCGCCAAGAGGCTCTTGACCGCCTGACGGCGCAGGCCGAGGGCCGCACGGCGTCTCCCGCGCAGCTTGCGGCGCTTGCCCAGCAGCAGCGCACGCAGCAGGCGCTCCAGTCGCTCGCGCAGCGCGGCACGGTGCAGCAGCGCGCCGGCAACGTGCGTGCGGCCATGCAGGCGGCTCCCGAGGTCATGGCGCAGCAAGGTGCCGTGGCGGCGCAGACCCGCGCTGCCGAGATGGAGTCTGCCCGCAACGCGCTTGCGCAGATGCAGATGGCC